GTCTCGCCAAGCTCAAGCAAATACAGTCCCAGCAGTTCAATGCAAGCAGTGTGCCGTCAACAACGTCGGCACCTGCAACAGGAGCACCACGAACTCCACAATTTAATGTTGTAGGAACGAGCGGAATTAACCAAATTGCAGAGAGCTTACAACAACAAGGACCACTGAAGGCCTACGTCGTAGGAAGCGAAGTATCAACACAACAGCAACTAGATAGAAACAGAGTAAAAACAGCAACCCTATGAAAATAGTAGAACTCATACTAGACGAGGCAGAAATGATGGCCGGAGTGCAGGCCATCTCTATTGTGGAATACCCTGCAATAGAAGAGAACTTCGTAAAATTAAGCAAGGACCACGAAATCAAACTTGCAGAGGTAGACAGTGAGCGCCGCATCCTGATGGGACCGGCACTCATTCCAAACAAGACGATCTACCGTAAGAACGGTGAAGACGAATACTACATCTACTTCAGCAAGGACACGATCCGTAAAGTAAGCGAGATGTTCCTCACCAAAGGAAACCAAAACAAGAGCACACTAGAACACCAAATTGACCTGCAAGGATTAAGTGTAGTGGAAAGCTGGATCGTCGAAGGAGACCAGGACAAAAGCCGCGCATTCGGAATGGACGTTCCGGAAGGCACCTGGATGGTATCGATGAAGGTCTACAATGACGACGTATGGGAAAAATACGTGAAGACCGGAAGAGTGAAAGGCTTCTCCATCGAAGGATACTTTGCCGATAAGGTGAATATGGGCGCCCAGGTAGAAGAGGAAGAAGCCAAAGCAGAAATGCTGCTAGGAGAGATCCGCAAGGAGCTTGAAAATCTAAAAAGTGTTTCGAAAAATGCAACAAACGAAAAATAATTAGTTATTTATATATGAAAGCGACAGAGACTCTAAACAAAATCGCAAATCTGCTTAACGTAGATTTGTCTGCACAGGAAGAAGTAAAGCTCGAGCAAATGAAGCTCGAGAACGGAACAGTAATCGAAGCAGAAGCCTTTGAAGCAGGCGAAACTGTATTCATCGTAACGGAAGACGAGCGAGTGGCTCTACCGATTGGTGACTACGAGCTTGAAAACGGTATGACATTGATCGTAGCGGAGGAAGGCATCATTGCCGAGATCCGTGAAGGTGGTGAAGAAGAGCCGGTTGCAGAAGAAGAAGTAGAAGCAGCAGAAGAAGAAGTAAAAGAAGAAGAGATGGCATACGCTACAAAAGAAGAGCTAGGAGCAGCAATCGACGAGCTCAAAGGAATGATCGAAGAGATCAAAGGTATGATGGCTCCAAAAGAAGAGGAGATGGCTAAAGAAGAGCCAAAGCAAGAGCTATCAGCACAGCCAGCAGCGAAGCCAATCAAAGCTAACCCGGAAGCGAAGCAACCAGCAAGTATGAAATCATTTGCTCACCAAGCGAAAGCAACTACCTTGGACCGAGTGCTCGCTAAAATCTCACAGCGTTAATGAAGCAAGTAGAGAAAGTATGGACTGAACTCTCGACCTTGAAGCAGGTCGAGTTAAGTGTTGCTGATGACGCAAACGACTTCTTCAAGTCTATTAGTTTTGATACAGGCTACATCAACCAGGCACTAAAGATCGTTCAAGCAGGTACATCTGAAGCAGAAAATACGTTAAAGAGCATCACGGAAATGGAAGGTAAGCTAAAAGACTTTCAAGCTCAAGTGAAGCAATTAGGTATTGATGAAGAGGCAAAGAAAGCAGCAAACGCAATGCGTAATCTTAAACAGATGAAGACTGCCTTCCGTGATATGAGTAAGAACGGCAAAACAGCAATCGCTGCACTAAAATCAATCTAGGATGAAACAGGTAGAAAAGATCTGGTCAGAGATGGCCGCAAAGAAAGCAGAGCTTGCAACACATAAAGTAGAACTATCGATCCTTAAAGAACTTGAAAAGCTAACCCAGGCTGCTAAAGATATTCAAATGGATCTACGAGATTCACAAGGTGAAATTGAAAATGCAATGCAAGCATTGAATAGAGCAGCTGAAAATGTTGGTAACGAGCTACAATATGCTGAAGCGATAGACAGTGATATAGAAACAGTAATCAGAGAAGCAATGAAAGCTGCTGAAGCACTTGGATACGACGGCCCGATTCCGGAAGTAGACGATGCATATGAAAGACGTGATAGTCTTCGAAAAGTGTTTAATGAAGTATACGAATTGTATAAAAAGATTTAAGAATGAAAGCACTAACAAGACTTTGGTCAGAGATGACCAAACCACAAGAAGAGCTAGCGTCACAGGAAGTAAAGCTATCTGCGGTAGACGAGCTTGAAAAAAACACAGATATCCTAATTAATGACGCAGGAGAATTAGAAGATCTGATTTTAGACTTTGAACAACATATGGACCGTGCGTATGGAGTATATGTAGATCTAAAGCAATTAGCAGAAGCCCTTGATCGTGATCAAAACGATCTTGAGTCGGACATCGATAAACTTCAAGCAGCGGCAAAAGAACTAGGTGTTGATGTTCCAGCTGTAGATCAAGCGTCACGTGCAATGATGATTGCTGATGAAGCAAGAGGAAAGGCAGAAGACATAATCAACAAATACAACTTATAATTTAATCAAAAACGAATAGAAATGGCAACATCTATTACTACAACTTACGCTGGCGAATTTGCAGGTAAGTACGTATCGGCCGCTCTTTTAAGTGCGGACACAATCGAAGGCGGTGGTATCACCGTTAAGCCAAACGTGAAGTACAAAGAAGTAATGAAAACTCTTTCTACTAACGCATTGGTAAAAGACGCAGCTTGTGACTTTGCAGATCAGTCAACAGTGACTTTAGCAGAGCGCATCTTGCAACCAGAAGAGTTCCAGGTAAACTTGGAATTATGTAAGAAAGACTTCCGTAATGACTGGGAAGCAGTACAAATGGGCTACAGCGCATTTGATAGCTTGCCTCCTAGCTTCGCTGACTTCTTATTGGGTCACGTAATTGCAAAGGTAGCACAGAAGACAGAAGAGAACATCTGGACCGGTGTAACTGCTAACGCAGGTGAGTTCGACGGCTTCACTACATTGCTAGCAGCAGACGCTGACGTAATCGACGTAACAGGTACTTCAGTAACTGCAGCAAACGTAATCACTGAATTGGGTAAAGTAGTAGATGCTATCCCGACAGCAGTATACGGCAAAGAAGACTTGTACTTGTACGTATCAAGCAACGTAGCACGTGCATACGTTCGTGCGTTAGGTGGCTTCGGTGCTTCAGGTTTAGGCAGCAATGGTGTGCGTAACGAAGGAACAACTTGGTTCAACGGTCAAGACTTGGCTTTTGACGGCGTTAAATTGTTCGTAGCTCCAGGTATGGCTGATAACGAAGTCGTAGCTGCACAGAAGAGCAACTTGTTCTTCGGTACAGGATTGTTGGCTGATCATAACGAAGTTAAGCTCATCGATATGGCTGACTTGGACGGATCACAAAACGTTCGTGTGGTAATGCGTTTCACTGCAGGTGTTCAGTACGGCATCGGTGCAGACATCGTATACTACACCTAATCAATAGGACATAGATAGATAGAAGGGCAGGTGGGCAAAAGCCTGTCTGCCCTTTTTTATTAAACGAAAAAAAAGAAAGAAACAATGGCGTGCGATTTAACACAAGGCCGTAAGGCACCCTGTAAGGACGTAGTAGGTGGAATCACGGCTGTCTACTTTGCTGACTATGGAGATCCTGGTACAGCAACCCTAGGAACAGACGGTGAGATCACAGACTTCTCTGCGAGCTTCACGGTATACAAGTATGAGCTTAAAGGAAACAGCTCATTCGAACAATCAATCAACTCAAGCAGAGAGAACGGAACAACGTTCTTCGAGCAGACGTTGAACATCACCTTGCCGAAATTAAGCAAGGAGGACCACAATGAGATCAAGCTACTTGCTTACGGTCGTCCACAGATCTTCGTACAAGACTACAATGACAACTTGTTCTCTGTAGGTCTAGAGCACGGAGCAGAGGTAACCGGCGGAACGATTGTTACAGGAGCGGCAATGGGTGACCTATCAGGTTACACTTTGACATTCAGTGCCCAGGAGGTGCTTCCTGCTAACTTCGTAAACGGAGCAACAGCAGCAGATCCATTCGGTGGATTGAGTACATCTACAGTTACAGTAACTGAAGGAACGAACTCTTAATCAGCTTAAGAGTTAGTAAACACAGGGGACGGCTATAACGGCCGTCCCTTTTTTTTGCACAAAACCGAAATTTTCAGTTATTTATATATGCACATAGTAAAGACTGACAATCAACTCCTGAAGATCACACCAAGATCCTACACCACGGATCAGGTGACGGTGACCGTGACAAACGAATCAACAAACACGTCACAAGAGCAAACGCTCACACCGGTAGTATCAGGAAACCATATAAACCTGACCGGAACTTTTACTTTTGCCGAAGGAATTTTTTACTATTTTGTTGTGTCTCAAGGAGGAAGTGAAATCTACCGAGGAAACATCTTCTGTACGGACCAAACGGACCTGGAAGAATACACGGTAAACCAGGGACAATACGAAAGCTACGAAAAGGCTAACGCCAATGAATACATAACCATATGATGAAGGTACACAGCATCAACCTATCTAGCTATACTAGACCTGCTGTCATTGAGCAACGCAACAAAGAGTACGTTGAATACGGTGAAGATAACAACTACTATCAATACCTGATAGACAGATACAACGGCAGCCCTACGAACAACGCTATTATAAACGCTGTAAGCGACTTAATATACGGTAAAGGCCTGGACGCTACAGACAGCTCCAAAAAGCCGTCAGAATACGCCCAAATGCGTTCGCTGATTCACCCAAGCTGCCTGAAGAAGGTAACAGCCGATCTAAAAATGATGGGACAATGTGCTTTCCAAGTGATCTACAGTGCGGACCGAAGAGTCGCACAAGTAGAGCATATGCCTATCCAAACCCTGCGTGCAGAGAAGATGGATGACGACGGAGAGATCAAAGCCTACTACCACGCAGCAGATTGGACCAAGGTCGGACCACAACACAAGCCGGAACGCATCCCAGCGTTCGGTTGCAGCTCCGAGAACCTAGAGATCCTGGTAGTACGTCCGTACAAAGCAGGATACTACTACTACAGCCCGGTAGACTACCAAGGAGGACTACCTTACGCCGAGCTAGAGGAAGAGGTAGCCAACTACCACCTGAACAACATCAAAAACGGTATGGCACCATCGATGTTGATCAACTTTAACAACGGAGTACCTGACGAGGAAGAGCGTCTCCTGATAGAGAGACGCATCCTAGACAAGTGGTCAGGATCAAGCAATGCCGGTAGAGCGATCATTGCCTTTAACGAGAGCAAGGAACTTGCAGCGACAATCGATCCGGTACAACTATCGGACGCAGCACAACAATACGAGTTCCTCTCCGGAGAAGCAATGCAGAAGCTGATGGTATCACACCGGGTGACATCGCCAATGCTCCTAGGGATCAAAGACAACAGCGGACTAGGAAACAACGCCGAGGAGATTGAAACAGCAACACTGCTATTCGACAACACGGTTATCCGTCCGTTCCAGGAGCAGATCCTCGATGCAATCGATAAGATCCTAGCAATAAACGACATCAACCTGGACCTATACTTCAAAACGCTCCAGCCTCTAGAGTTTACAGATAGAAGCGCAGCAGCAACAAAAGAAGAAACAGAGAAGGAAACAGGAGAGAAGCTCTCCACTTGCCTATCGGAGATGCCGAAAGGCTACGACAACTTCGTAGATGAGCTCATCGACCTAGGCGAGGAGATCAATGAAGAGGAGTGGGAGTTAGTAGACGAGAGAGAGGTCGACTACGATCAGGAAGAGGCCCTGGACAAGATGATCGGCCTAGCGAGCACAGGGACAGCACGTCCACGTGCGAAGAGCGAGCAAGACGACGAGAAAAACGGCGTCCAATTCCTAGTGAGATACCAATACGCACCAAATAAAGCAGGAGCTGACAGCAGAGAG